CCAGACAATGGGACTACGCAGGGGATGGTGACGTAATTGGTGCCATCAACCGAACCCTCAAAGACATAGGTCATCCCCGAGCCGGAGCCACGGATGTCGATGCCCGTCGAGCCCGAACCTTGTGCGCTGACCGCAACGCTGCCGGTGCCATTGACGTTCTGTGGGCCTTGGACTACGTCGTTGGGCGGTGAGTTGACGGTGACCTTGGTGGCACCGATGTTGACCTGTGCGGACGAGTTGACGGCTTGGGCGATGGCCTTGCCAGCCCCGTAGACGGTCATCACGGCAAGCGGGCCGAGGATCAGGCCGAGCAGGGCGTACTGGAACGTGCGGATCTTGTTCATTGTACGGACCCCGAGATGAAGGCGGTTACTGCGCCGCCGCCTGATGTGGTCTTGGTGAAGCAGGTGGCGGCCGAAGTCATGACCGCTACAATGCCGGTCGAGAAGACGCCGGGCGGGCCGGGAGCGTAGTTGATTGAGGCCACGCCGTTGGGGGAGATCGGGACGCAAGCTAAGGGGGCCATAGCGCCATCAGCCGGGACTGAGATCGCGTTGAGTAGGACAAAGAAGCCTGTGTTGGCGGTTGAGTTAGTGGCATAGGCCGAGTAGGTATTGCCGGGCGAGTTCTTGATGATGAGAGAGCTTACGGAGCCGGAAGATACTACTGGCGCGATGCCAAGGGCCGCCGAGGATGATGGGGCCGGAGAGGTCACGGCCACGGGCGTCATGCCCACGATGCCTTGGATGGTTTGAACGCCGGTGGCTGCGGTGCCTGCGGTTCCGAAACCAGTCACGACCCAAGGGACTGTGCCTTGTGTAACGGAGCCTCCACCGCCACCGCCCGAACCCCCGATGTTGCCATGGGCGTCGCATTGGATGTAGCCTACGTCGCCTGTGTTCAATAGCGGCTGGACGGCATTGTAGACACAGAGCGTGGCAACCGCCCCTGCCGGGGGCGGCCACCCTGCCCTCTGGCCCCACACGATGGCAGCGGGGACCGAGACGAGGATTGCGGTTGCGGCTAGGAGCCGTAGCTTAGAGCCAAGCATAGGCCACACTCCCTGACATAGCAACGCCTGCGGAGGTCACGGCACAAAGTGAGAAGCCTGAGGGGAGGACCCACAAGGCCCCGAAGCCCGAACCATGTGCGAGACCTGCTTGGGCGGTGAGGTTGTAGTTGCCAGTGACGTTGGCGGTGCCGGTGCCACAAGTTGCGCCAGTGCCTGTGATAAATTGGATGTTGCCGGTGCCACCAGCGACTACATCGAAAGCCGTGACGTACATAAACTTCCCACTGATGCCGGTGATCAGTAGGGTGGTGGTGGCGGTCGAGATGGCGATGGGGGCTGAGGCCATCGTGGCCGGGACGTTGATGGCTGGTGATTGGGCCTGTGCCGGTCCGGCCAGCAGTAATAGCAGAAGCCCTATAAGACGTTTCATTATGGTACTCCTACTGTGGTCATGTATGCACGGAGGATGTTATAGAAGGCAAGGATCTCGGCGGCGCTCAACGAGGAGCCGATGCTGGCCATCGCGCATTGTGTGCCATTGCCACGATGGGTGCCGTTGTCGTTGACCGCGCAAGTATTGAAGACAATGTTGGAGACCGGGGATGAGGCATTGGCGCCATTGCTGTACAGCGATGAAGCGTTCCGATAGCCATCAAGCTGAACAGAGCTTGAGCGATTGGCGAGCCAATGACCAGCTGTCGTACCAACATTGGCGACACCAGCACTTCCTGTGCTGTTGCAGCGGAAATATATCAGCCCATCTGATTGCAGCCAAGGATAAATTTCAGTGCGCGTTGTGACGTCGTTGCCGCCCATATATTGGGTGAACTGAAAGCTGTCGTTGGCAACGCCCCAAGTGGAGATGTGTGCCGAATCCCGAACAAACTTCGGCGATGGCGCCGTCGACGGATTAAACCCAACGTCGAGATAGTTGGAGCCATCGTGCGCGCCTTGGTAGCCGCGATCGACCGTGAACGCAGGACCAGACACCACGGCAACGCCGTAGCTCGTTGAGATAAGGTTCAATCTAGCGGTCGTGGCATCTTGCGTTGCGTAGATGTGTAGCATGTCGAACTTGGGAAAGAGACTAGCCGACACAAGAGCGTTGATGAGAGTCGTGTAGGCCGTGGTATGCGTTGCGTCGAGGCCAGTGGTACGAGCGAGGAAGGCCAACGCCTCGGGGCTTATGGAGCCTGAACGAGACATGATTGCGGACAGGGTGTCGGTCACACTCCCTGCGGTCACGACCCCTGTGGTGTAGTTGACGAGGATCGACTGGACATTGCCATAGGCAGCACCACTGAAGGTTGCGCCATTAGCAGTATCTGCGGCAACATCGAGGGATGCGGTGTAGTTGCCATCCACGTCGCATATGATGGTTACCTTCCGTCCTGCCCCAGCAACCTCGCAGTTGACAGGGACTGGTGAGGCGTTGACTGGAAGGGTCTTTGACAGGCGAATTGTTCCTGCACTATCGAGGTACAGGAAGACATTCTGCCCCGGCCCTATGATCTTAGCATTGATGTTGACGAGGCCCATGGGACTACCCCTGACACATGTAGTTGTACCCGGTGGAGGCTTTACCTTTGGTAACATTGATCGTGGTGGAATTGACGGTGTAGATCGGCGGGGTGGCGAATTGGGATGCGATGATGCAGGTTCGGGCTGGGCTAGTTGGCACAACGAACTTGATTGTGCAGGTTATAGCGCCAGAGCCAGTCGTGTAATAGCCCAAGAAGTCGCTACCGAAGATAGAAGGGTCGGTGCCACAGTTGGAGATGGTTGGGGTCTGGGCCAGCGCCGCGCTAGCCAACCCAATCCAGATCAGTAGCGCGGCGATGGGGGTTCTCATTAGCTTATCCTATACCAGATCTTGGTGGAGGCCTTGTACTGCCAAGATGGCCAAGATGCGTTGGCGGTAAGGGTCTGCGAGGTGAAGGCGGCGGTGAGGGTATCGCCCGACCCTGCGGTGACAGTGACCATCGTGGTGAGGGTCGTGTCGGTGCAGAGGCGGACATAGGCACCATCAACAGGTGCCGCTGGGAGGGTTACGGCCCAAGTGGTGGGAGCGGTACCGACCCAGCAGAGCGAGCCGGGGGTGGCCGTTGCAGTTGCGGCACCAGAGCCTGATTGGGTTGTGATAGGCTCGGAGCCACGAAGGGAGTTGATGGCGATAAAGGAGCCGGTACCACCGACGCCTTGGGCGGTTTGGAGGACCTCATTGCCGGAGATAGCGTTCTGGACAACGGGTTGGGCGATGGCAGCGCCGAGGGCGACTAGGCCCCCGACGAATACCAGCGCAAGGAGGTTGCGCTTCATGTTCCCTCCTAGTTCGCGACGTTGATGCCCGCCACGTACCCGCCCATGATGGCGTTGTTCGTGCCGGAGTAGAACTGATCATCGCGGTCGAGGACGAGATAGGAGTTGATGGTGCCGGTGGTGGCGTTCGAGCCGCCAACGGTGTAGTTGAGTTGGAGGTAGCGCGGGATAGCGATACCTTGGGGCGGACGCGGCATGTCCATGTCGAAGAGACGGGCTCCTGCGACAAGCGAGGCCGTGAGGATGGCAGGGGACGACCACCATGTTGAGAAGGCGGCCGGGGAGCCTGAGCCGTTATCCACCGCGCCTTGGAGGCCGATGGTGAGTGAGGTCAGGGTGGCGAAGACGGTGCCGACCTGAACCACAAACTTCATGGCGGGGCTGTCGCCGATGCCGATGTCACGGGCACCACCACCATTCGCGGAGGTAGGGATGCCGGAAGTGACGCCGAGGTCGACGATGTTGGTGCTCACAGCCGTGGCAGTGATGACCTGCGCGCTGGAGAACTGGAGTAGTGAGTCGAGGATCATGGCGGCTCCTTAGGTCACTTGGGTTTCGTTGTTGAGGATCGCATCACAGGTCCTGACCGGGATGCCGCGGAAGGTTGTCACGACCTTACCGTTGAACTCTTCGAGACGAAGCAAGACGTTGGTCTTGTTCATGGCTTGGAGGTCAAGATAGGTGCGGATGACGCGGTTGCAGTAGATCACCACGCGGCCCATGTTGGCCCTGACTTCGGGGCTGTCCGAGGACTGGACTGCTGAGGCCCCAGCGGGGGCGGTCGGGAGGCGGTAGAGGGCACGAACGATCAGGTTGATCAGGTTCGCGGCCGAGACGCCGGTCAGTTGGCTGACATCGATGTTAGCGACGCGGGCGGTGTAGCGCCAGTCTCGCATGACAAGGCCGATCTCCCATTTGAAGTGATCGCGATAGGCTTGGAAGGTCGTGTTGGCCGTTGGGCCAGCCACAGGCCATTCGCCCATGTCTCGATGCTGGAGGCCGGTGATCTTGCCCTTGGGGAAGGTAGCGTGGGTGGTGTCGGAACCCCAAGTGGTGATCCAGAGCGAGGTGTTGGTCGAGGCCGTACCGCCGCCGTCTAGGACATTGTTGGCGGTCTGGGAGGAGGCTACGGTCTTGGTGGAGTAGCGGGGCGCGAACCCAGTGAAGCGTTCGGGGTTCGTATGTTGGTTGCCATAGATGATCGTTGCGGCTACCTGCTGGGACATTCCCTCAAGGAAAGCCTTAACCTCCGAGAGTCGGAACTCTGCCGTATTCCCGTTGAGGTCAGCGATGTCCTTATCGATAACGGCATACGTCTCGAGGTTTCCACAGGTATCAACAATCTGCGCGGTCGTTGACTTGGCATTCGGGACGCCGTCATTCAACAGCCTCCATGTTGCCTGAGGGAGGCCAGTACGGACCGTAGTCTTATGGCCGGTGGGGAGGTTGCCTTCAACAACAAGCATGTCGTCGAGGATCTCGTTGGTTTGGGACAAAAGCTCGATGATGGATGCAACACGATACCCATCATCCATGCGCTTGGCCCAATCCGCGTAGGTGAGTGCGGTATTGCCAATTGTTGACATGGATCAAAGTCTCCAGTAGGGGTTAAGGTTTGAGTCGGTGGGTATCCGTTCCCATCTGAGCATTGCTGTTCGTCCCTGCATAGGGCTGGGTTAGGATCGAGGTAAGGTCGGGTACATTGCCTGAGCAGCGCTCGGGCGTTCGACTCGACCTGATTGGGTCTGTCCGTGGGGCGAGGGATTCGAACCACGGACAGGGGTCCCTTCCACAACTGCCTGCGACAGTTTATAGAAGGCCTTGATGAAGGCAGGGTGGTCCCCTGCGCCCGTGAGGTTCATGGCCTCACGGAATGAGGCAACCATGGGTGGATCGCCGAGGGTATCTAGCGCTCTACCGATGGTTTCCTTGACTTGGGGGAGCTTGGGGCCGAGGTCTGGATCGGCTTTGACTTGGGCTTGCCAGTCTTCACGCATAGCGTCGTACGCTGCGTAGGGGGCCTCTTGAGCGTCGCGATGGAGCTTGGCTTGGAAGTCAACGAGCTTTTGAGCTTGCTCGTTAGAGAGCTTGAGGTCTTTGAAGAGGGCGGACGCTTCTGTGACGGTTGCTTCATTGAGATCGTATCCTTCCGGAGGTTTGAGGTCATACTTCTCCGGGACCTCCGACTTAGTTGGCTTGGCGGCCTCC